TAGATCAGGCAATTTAACTGAAGCATACTTAATTAGCGAACACGCAAGTGGTCTTTTGCTTGCCAAGTTAAGTTTGATAATATCGTATTCGTCAGTTCGAGTACTGCGACAGACAATATAGATTTTAGTTTCTTTATGTAACTTTGCATTATTAAAGTAAAAATGCATGTTCTTTAATACTGAAGTCTGTCTTTCTAGATAAATCTTTAGAGTTTGACCCAAGATCTCCGATGCTCTAGTTATAATCTTTGAACTTTCACCAGACTCATCTCTTTTTGCAAGAGAATTCACTATTTCAAGCAGGTTTCGGTCGCTATTAATTGTCTCCAAGCTTGAGTTGTACAGCTTTTTATCAGCCAATACTGTATTTAGATTAAAATAATGAAATGCAATCTCATAAAAGTTACTAAAGTCTAATTCTAGATTCTTAAGATACTTTTGTTGAGCATCCAATAGCACATAAGTGTAGTACTCCAGGTCTACATAATTTGCCTGACACAACCATAGCGGATCAAGCACCAGTTTGGGGTTAAGTGGTCTCATGGGTACCCCGGTCTTTTTTATTATTTATTCAAAGCTGCAATTCGAATAAAGCTGCGATAAATAACAAAAAGCACGATTAATGCGGAACTTACTCTTTAAATTGGTTACAGACACCGCCAATAATTCGATCACTTATAGCAAGAATTATCGAATTTTTAGGCTAACTGAACCTGTGCCAAATGTTGTGCAAATCGTCAGTCTTAACAATTTTTTAGAGTTAAACGGTAACTTGCTGACCAATTTAAACCGCCAGTTTAGATGGTCAAAGGACGGTCAAAACTGGTCGCTTTGGGTTTCATTTGATAATTCCAATACTGTAGTGCTGGACGATTCAGTTTCAACTTATTTTGAATTTAAGTATACTTATGATAATTCGACCTATGCTGCGCTTGCGCAACCTGTCGTAATTGAAGAAATCCAGTTAACTGTAACTAGTGATTCTATTTCAGTGCCTGAAACTTCATATGGTTCGGTTAGCTGTAGTGCAGAAGGCTGTCCAGTTATAATCGCTGACCGAGAAGCAAGCTTTAATCCATACGGAGTTGATTCAGCAATCGGTATTGCTAGAGAGCTAAGTCTACAAACAAATAAGATATTCGGCCATGAGGTGGTCTACTTTAAAACTGAACCTGATCGTCAATCTGGCGACTTCATCTTTAAAGAATGGACACTCTATAAAACCACAAATCGAAAGTGCGTTAAGGTAATGGTACCGGACAATATTTTTCCGGATTCAAAACCAGTTTTTAACGAATTTGGTGTTGACTTTGAGATTCCATTTGAAATTCATATTGACCATACTTACTTTCAATCAATCTTTGGCGTTGACTCACAACCTCGAAAAAGAGATTATCTCTATTTTCCATTAACTAATCGTATGTATGAAATTCAAGGTTCGTATCTACACCGTGGGTTTATGATGGAACCTATTTACTGGAAAGTACAGCTAACGAAGTTTCATCCAAATATCGATATGCTAATTGAAGACACCGGAATTAAAGCGTCATTAGATAATGTCATCATGACAACTGATGAATTGTTTGGAGCAGAGGCAAAGGTGCAAACTGAAGATGCACTAATGAAACAACAATATTCGACTATTTCCAAAAGATTTGACGAAGTTCGTGAAAAAATCCACCCAAACTTAAGATCCAAAATCTTGGACATCACGTATAATTATGCGCCGTTAATCGAGCACTATTACGATTTATCCAGTATTTTGCCAACCTTACAGGCATATACGCCTAGCACAACAAATACCAAGACTGATCAGTACTTAAGTCCAGATACACCAAATGCTTTTTATGCATACGAAGAGAGCGAAGTCTTTTTGGATTGGCTAGGCGGCAGACTGAATGTTGGCGACACAAACTATTACACCGGGGGATCAACTTCAGTTAAACTAAATGGACCAAAGGACTCATTTACAGCATCTGGTCGATACGTACTAGTTGAAGGCTATAAGGCACTAGGCTCGACTGTTAGAAAAAATCTAACACTGGATGGCGGTCAATTAAAGATCAAGAAGTCCGAAACCGCTGTAATCTATAAAGAAAAGCAGGACTTAACACAGTACTCAAATATGACGTTTACTGCATTAGTTAAGTTTAATCAGAGCTTTACAGATTCACCCATTATCAGAACTAAAGATAACACTAACAATAACGGATTAGCGGTCTCAGGCGTCATCTGGAACGATTCTGGAACGGACAAGCTGCGTTTGGTAATAACCGTTAATTCGACAGTGATCAATTTTGAAACCGGGCCAGTTGCTAGGGATACTTGGTATGCCCTAGTCATTCCAATTTCAAATGAGTTTTCTCAAGTCGGAGTCACTAGATATTCATTTCAACAGGATCCAGCGAATGTTAAGAATCTCAATAAGTTAATTAAGGACTATACAAACTTTGTGCCACTAGCTACCCCATTAGCATCGTCACTGTCAAACTATTCATTAATGGCTGGAGATTATTCAATTGCAAATATTCGACTATTTAAAACTATGGTTCAGGAAGAGGATCATGATTATGTCTTAAGTCAACTTTGGATCAGAGACGAGTCGATTGTAGCAATCGTTGATAATGCTAAGCCTCAATTGAATGTACCTTTCATTGCAATAAATCGATAAATATCTAATATGTATAACGACCTATCTAAAAGACACATTTTTGAAAACGCAAATCTGGGATTTGAGTTTGAATTCTTTTCACCAGTTAGCCGTGAGAACCTAGCAGCAATATTTGAAAAAGCCCTAGGTCGTCAAGTAGTCTGGTCAAATTCCTATAAATCTGGCACGCCAGTTACTGAGTCACAATTTAAACTGGAGGCAGATTTCTCTGGAGGTTTTAAAATGCATGAATTTGTGACAGCACCATTGCCGTATGCAGAGGCAGTTAACGTACTATTTAGATCAATGAACGTTATTGCGGAAAATGGTTTTACTAGCGATCGTTGCGGACTACACATCAACTTATCTTTTGATAAGAAAACCGCAAACCTACCAGTTTCATTAGAGAATCTAAATGTACTTAAGTTTATTTTGAATTTGGATGAAGCTAAGATTTACGATCTGTGGCCAAGTGCGCTAAATAAGACTCAAAAGCCCTATAAAGGTTCAGTAAATTTCATCTATCCAAAAAATAGATTCATTGCCGAAACTGCACTACATGTTAAACCTGATCCAACTCAATTTAACGTGCCTCAATCCAAATATTTTGGTCTTAATTTTTCAAAATTGGCTGAAAGTTATCTTGAAATTAGATATGCTGGCGGCACCGACTATCAAAATAAAAAGAGTCAAGCGATTGAGCTTATTAACTACTTAACTGAATTAACTCATACTGTTCTGGAAAATAATTCAGACTATTCGTTAACTGAAAAACAACAAATCTCTAAGATTCTAGAAAAACAAAAGGCAACTCTGCTTGCAGTAAAGAGCCCACAGAATCTAAGAACTGCATATCCAAACATTAGTTTGTATGTTGACTTGCGGGCAGATCAGCCAATAGTCGAGTCGAACTTTGCAAATCTAAAGGATGCTCTATTCGATATGATTGCTTTCGGCAATCTAAAATCCGGTGTTGTTAACTATGATACAGCAACGAAGCGAATTCAAATAAAGGATGCTAAACTGAAAGAGGGTTTTGGTATCTCAGGAGTTGATCTATTCAATTGTGTAATTGAAGGCGAGGTTTCAAACTGTTTACTATACGGTTGCCGTGTAAAATCTTCGCTAATTAGTGAGAGCGTAATTCACACAAATAATGAAATTCGTCATTCGCTGCTCAAAAATTGTTCATTCCAGCGAGACGGAGTTAATTTAATTGCTGGTTCATATTTAGATATTAAGCCAGAACACCCAATTTTTGCAGAACTAAAAGAATGTATTGTTCGGTCGGGTACGCTATCTTATAATTCAATAGCTGACTCAAAAACGGAATTTGTTGTTGATGACTCTACTAGCGTTAGGGCAAAAGAGTGAAGTCTAGTAAAATAGGTTTCATTACTGATAAATAATCAAAAGCAAAAATCCGAGGCACATGGCAGTTCAGGTCAAACTTTCAGGCGTAAAGCAGTTATCAAATACAAGCCTTACCTCTATTGTCGAGTTTACAAATTTTAACGTTAACTTAATCGCGTCAGCGGTTCAGGATTTTTTGCGTTCAATCAATTATGTTGAGGGACAGGACGAAGTTTCAGTTGAAATTGCATCAATTGATTCAGATGTAGTTCAAATCAAGCAAAAGTTATCAGTTTTAGGCACCCAGTTAAACACTAACGGAACATATGACGAAGTAATTAGATTAGAACCTAGTGGTTCAGTTATTTCTAAGAATGTCTTGGCTAATGACGTATTACAAGGTTTACGTGTTAGACTAAAAGTATTTGGTCAAATTCCACCAGTTGGAGTACCTGGCGAAGTCATCTATATTCAAGAGCAGCCTGGTTACGAAGAAGGTTTTTATGGATATTTAGTATCTAGGGGTTGGGTTTGCTTATCTTGCGGAGATTCAAACGGAGGACCTGGTGGAAAC